CTCTTTCAGCTTTTACAGCAGCATTCTGGGCACTTAATAACTTCTCCGGTCCTTTTCCTTTTGGTCCTGCCTTATCTGGAGTAGGTTTGAATTTGAATCGGTCAAGACTAGCTATCTCAAATCTTTGCTGTTCATCAGGCTCAGGAAGGTTAAAAAATCTTAATTTATCCGGTTTTTTCGGGTCGTAAGCAGCAAAGGGGATTCCTGAAGTTACAAGCTTGTCCCATGCTTCGGAACCCATCATAACAGCAGTTCCTCCAGTTTCTGTTTCTATTTTTCTCCCTTCTGCTGCCCCCGCAAGTCCTATTTTACTATAAAATTTATCTCTTTGTCCTTCAAGAAACTTCCCCTCTTCTGGGGAAATTTGAAATTGAGAAGCCTCAAGTATTTTTCCAACAGGTGGAGAAGTAGCAGCATAAGATGGTGATCTAAGTCTTTTTACATACTCCTCAGGAGTAATACCAGTAGCAAAAGAAGCAGAGTCTCTAACTCTTTTTATAGCCCCTGCCGCAGCAGCAGCAAATTTTTCTACAACACTAATAGCACCCAATACTATTCCAACTAATGCTACTACAGCAATCCCAATCCCGATAAAACCAGAAGCTACTATGCCAAGGCCGGAACCTGCAAGAAGAAAAACTCCAATAGAAACTCCTGCCTCAATAAGTGCAAGAACCAAAGTAGTCAAAGCCGCAGCAATGGAACTTATTATTTTTACTGCAATATTCATGGCTAAAAAAGCAACGATTAATTTTAATATCCAAGCATGGGCCTCTATAAAACCAACAAAGGCTTTACCAGCAGCTATAATAGCTTCAGTAAAAAGTAAGATATATCCGGCAACAGTTACAAAGGCATCCCCACTACCGTATATATAGGCTATCATGTCTTTTATTGCATTACCTACTGCAACTACACTAGGTTCAAGGGCACCCCAAGCTCTTGCAATTCCTGTTGATATAGTAGTTTCATGTTTTATTAAATATTCATTTATTGTTCTTAGTGTCGAAGCTATCAAATCATAAGCACCAAGAAGACCATCACGACCTATCCTTCTAACCATTGTCCATAAAGTAGTAGCTTGTGACTCAATCGTAGCTTTAATATACTCCTGAGCCCTTGCTAAACCTTCAAATTCTTGTGCTAACCATTTTATCAAGTTCCCTGATTTTCTTTGCTCCTGAACAATATCTTTCCAAGCCTTACCATATCTACCTTCTAACAAAATAGCTAACTGGTCAGTAACACGGGCTTGTCCATTCAACATAGAACGAAGTTCTTGAGTAATCTGAATGGTAGAAATCTGACCCTGGGTTATCAACTTAATTTTATCAACAACAATACCTAGAGCATTAACTTCATCATAACGAAGTGCTACACCTTTCTGAGTTAAAATCATCCATGCTAATTGTAAATCTTTTCCAGATGCAAAATGTCGTACTGCCTCAAGTTCTAATACCTTGTACATCTCTCTAGAATAATCTAAAAGGTCATTAAAATCTTGTTGATCCTTTTTTGGCTTATCCAACATATCATAAAGAGTAGATGCCACATTCAAAACAGCCAAACGATATTCATCCGCAGCATTTATAGCCGCAGTGAAAGAAGATTGAATAGCATAAATAGCTCCGGCAAGGGCACCAATTTTTAGAGCAGTCCCGCCAAAAGCACTAGATACTCCAGCTGCTGCTTGTGAACCAATGACATTAAAACCAGCTAACTGTCCTTTAGCTTGAGCCAAGCCCGATGAAAGAGAGCTAAGATTCACTCCCACATCAATCATCATTTGACCAAACGAACCAAAAGCAGGCATTAGCTATCTTTCCTTTTCATAGTAGACAAAAAAGCTTCAAATCGGTCTGACATCAATCTTTTCTCCGGTTTAGAAAAAGAAGAGGTTGCTACAGGACTTTCCCCAAGCAACCCCTCTTTCCATACCTCAAATATTCTCCCTTTTCCACTATTAAATGACGCATCCAGAGCATGACTGACCGCAATCAGTGTGCTCATCGCATGACTAATGGCCTCCATCTTCTTGTTTTTTATAACAGCCTCTACCAAAAGGATGACAAAATCATGAGAATATCCATCAATAATATCCTCGTACTTATGTCCCTCTTTAACCAGTAAGGCTATTGTAGAGGTGATAGAGTTGTCGTCACTGGCTCTTCGGCCATCTTCAAGGTCTCCACCCCACCCTGAATCTGGCCTAGAAAGTTTTTTATGTGATTCCAGTTAAGAACAAAAATCTGTGTTCCAATTGCAATTGCCTTTCCCCATTCCATCTCCTCAGCTTCAACAATACTGTCAAAGCGCAAGGTTACTGAAATGAATTCAGGAAGGACAGGAGCAATACCCTCAAGCAGGTCAGCCAAGAACTCCGGAGTGACATCTTTATTGAGGTCAGTGAAGTCAACTCCTCTATCTTGAAGATTTTTAATTGTCATCCTCAAAATAGAGGTAAGTTGAATGACCTGCTTGAGAGTCCAGGGTTTTATTGTCAAACCATCAATTTTTGCTTCCCCAAAAATTGCCATACCTTCTACTTCAGCCTTGCCGCCCTTCATCGAATTTCCCCTTTTTAATCTCATCAGTTACTCGTTAAGTACTCGGAGACAGAGACGGGCTGACACTTGCACTCTTACTTACACTGGGACTCTTACTAGGACTTGCACTTGCACCCTGTTCAAAAGTCCTAAACCAGCCAAGAGGATAAGTAGCATCAACAGAAGAATTATCCAAGACTTCGATAGACATCGGAATAGGCATCCAAGTCTTGTCATCCAACTTCATCGCACCCTTAGCTTTGATAGTCATTTTTCCAAAGTAAGCTTCCCAATGGATACCACGACCAGAAGTCGGGAAACACTCAAGGCGGGCTGTTCCTTCAATAGAAGGTGTAGCGGCAATTGCAATCTTTTGAGTGGAACCTTCATCCAAAACATCCCCACCCCTAAAATACAATTTCATGTTTGCAATATTGGGTTCATCCAATGTAAAGTTAATGGTGAGTTTGTCTTCCAGGACGATTTCTTTATCCTTCACTCTTTTTCCAGAGCGATTGGTGAAATGCTCAAGAAGATCCTGCCCAGGCTCCAAGTCGATTTCAACGATGTTGCCCAGGTCTCTCTCACCGCTCCCGGTGTTTATATAAAGCTTAATCCCACCAGGTACAGTATAGTTCTCTGTGTTCGGAGCCGTCGGCATCCTTTTACCCTCCCACTAGTAATTTACACGGGAAAAAGCGTTTCCCATGTTGTGACCGTAAGTGACAAAAAACTCCATCCTTAACAAAGCTATCATATCATTTGCCTGTTCTTTTTTAACAGGACCTTGCTGACATTCAAGAACTAAACCTTTTAATGTATCTTTATTTATAACAGAAAACATAGCGTTATGCACTTCAGCTTGTAGAACATCCATGTCATCTGTAAAATCTTCATAACCATATGAAGGAATATCTACATAAATATCAATTATCAAACGTAACTCATTCGTCATTAAACGATTACGTGGAGTTGGTATTTCCACTAACTCATAAAAAAACAAGCAAGGTAGAAGCTTATTATCTAAATCTACTGGTGCATTTCTCCAACGATTAACAGATTCAAACGCAGTAATTGAAGCAAGGGCTGTTCCTATTGCTTGCATTGTTAAAGTTTTTATCGGAACATCTGCCATTATTTCGCCTTCCAGCTATTTACCATTTGAGCTATATCAGCTTGAATTTTAGGAATAATGTAAGGGTAAATCATCGTCTCAACATCAATTCTTCTTGGATACGTCACCCTCTGTTTTAAGATTGCTACTGGTGTAAAATCATATGGGTCAAAAGAATTTCTGATAAAGAGCAAACCCTTTCTTGCAAATGTACTTCCACCATAAGTGCTTCCTGCACCTTCAATTGGAATTGCCAAAGCCTGCTTGTTTCTCGGAACAATTACTACCATACTAGATTGACCAGGAAGCCTGAAATGAGACCTGGCATAATTATAACCTGTTTTAGGGTCTTTGGCGTTATATCTAATTCCACCAAAAACTCTAAGTCCTCTACGATAAGGTTGAACAACAGAGCCACTGCTTGCCAATCTTCCAGATTTTCCTCTAACACTAATACCGCTTTTACTAGATAAAAATCTCATTCTTGTCCAGGCTAATAACTCATTGCTACGATAACGAATAATTTCCATTATAAGAGGCCACATCTTCATTTCAAAATCGGTAATATTTGTGACCACTCTCTGATAGCTCATGATGCAATTTCCGTCAAGTCATAAGATGCTAAATAACCTTTAACTTCTGCTAACAAAGGACCGGTGTCGAATTTTTGAATGCTCCCGTCAGGAAAAGAAATTGTTTGAAGTCCTATATCCTTTCTTCTTTTAAAAGAATATGCAACTTGTAATGTAGCTGCATACTTAATATCATCAGGAAGAACCACATGTCCAGCCGACGCTGTATAAACGTAGCCCCCGATATACGTCACTTTGATTGAGCGAATGGCGTAGGGCCATATCCCGCTCTTAGAACCTATGTTGACAAGAAAGTTTATATAGCTAGACGAAGACACTAAATAAGAAGAACTCCATTCCCAATCTTCATCTTGATAAATTGACGTAACTGAAATAATAGGAGGATTTTTTACATGAATAAAGTCCCCACCCCCATCATGATACTCAGTAAAAGTAGCTTCACCAAATGAACGAGAACAATGCTTCTCAATCAATTGGCTAACTGCTGGAATGAGTGAATTCTCAATCAAAGAATCAAAATCACTCCCAATTGGGGTTCCAGCAGTCCGCAAGTATTCTTTTACTTCAGCTAACGTAGTCAAATTCATCAGAAGACTCCTATTTACCTTTTAGCAAGTCTACTAATGAGTGGGTTTTCTTCTTTCTTTTTGACAGGTTTCTCTACCTTTTTAACTTCTTCAACCTTTTCAAATTGTGCTATAGATTCAGGAACCTCTACTATAGGTCCTTGATACATTTCCTTCTTTATGATTTCGTAAAGGCCAGAAGTGACGGTGCCATTAAGATACCCAGAATCAAAAGGAGCCCCAGCAGGACAAAATTCCCATTTATCATCCTCAAATCGACGGCGCATTACATCCACATCAAAAGTAAGTTGCCTTCCTTTGCACCCTTGTTTCAAGCAAGATAAATTAATCATTCCCCTTTTGGTTATTGTATGTGCTCCACAAATATTACAAGAAAAACCAATTTCCTCAGATTTTTCGATCATTTTTTAATTACTCCTTCCATTTTGAGAAGATTTTCCCCACAAGTAGGACATTTGGGAACGCCTTCTGCAAATTGAGAAAAGGAAAAGTTTCCATGTCCTTTAGGACAATAAAGAAAGAATGACTTATCTTGAATCATTTTAGCGTTGAAAAAACAAAGCATGTATGTCTCCTTGCCAAGGAGTTGCCCCCGGGGAACGAAGCCCCCGGAGGACTTTTCTAGGGGTCAACAGCGGCGGCAAGAGACAATAATTTATAGTCTGATGGCGTGATAACTGATAATAGTATCCTCATAAGGATTACCACTGAAGGTAAACGTGATATACCCTTCAGAAGCAACCGCAGATACACCAGTTACATTGCCAGTCCCGTCATTTAGAATTGACCAGGAGATCAAATCAGCAGCAGCAATCCGAGCGTCCGATACTACAACAGCAGCACTATAAGCCATATCAGCAGCAACGATTTGTTGTGCTGTGATAGAAGCTGACCCATCTTTATGACCAGAAGTCTCATCCTCATGATCGTTAAACTTCGCTTTCATATCATTGAGGGTAGAGAGACACAAGGCCATAGTTGTGGGAGTTGCAATAGTTGCCAGAACACAATCTTTGACCTGAGAAGTATGATAATCCCATGCACTTCCCTTAATAGCATCAGTATTATGAGCAGCGAAAAAAACCTCTAGAGCTATTGTCAAAGTCTTGAGAGAAGCAAGGTCAGTAGCAAGGGGAACTGCCGTAAGGGCTGTAGCGGATTGTGCAGCAGCATGGCGGACAAGGGATGCCGCATGAAGAAGCATATCCGTTTTCAGTTCTGTAGACAGGGTAATACCAGTTGCCAATGCCCCGACGTTAGAAGCGTAAGTGGTTGTGTATCCCCCATCAGCAGAGACAGTTTTAGCAATCCCGCCGGGGCCGAAATACAACCAACCAACAATATTAGAAATTCTCTTGACAAGATAACCACAAGCGATGCTATTTGAAGCGGTCTCATCAAAAGTGTTTTTGTCAACCACATACATAGGATCGCCAACTTGTGTTGCAGCAATAGAGGTAGCCGCCATACTGACCACACCAGTACGATGAACCTCTACCTCTTTCGCCCCGCTAGCTCCGGTATTATCTACACCCTTGGCACAAACACCGACAAATCTCAGACCGGCGGTGTTCGTAGCAGGGATAGCATAACCAGTAGCATTTATGGCAACCAAATCATCTTTGGCGATGGTAGTTGCGGTGTAAACAGGGAATTTAATTTTATCCCCTCGAAACAGTCTAATGCTCATGAAATACCTCCATTGCCTTTGTCAACTTACGGACTAGTTTGACGACCAATATCAAGCCAACCCGAAGTAGTAGAAACAAATTGAGCCAGGATGCCACATTCAACAGTACCAGCACCAGTAGCATTGTCAAATGTGCAGTCGTCAACTACATACATAATTGTCCCGACCATAGCCTGGGTAATATCAGTAGCGTCAAACAGAAATACACCCTTCCGTCTAACTTTAACAGTGATGTCACCATCATCACCATTAGTATTATCAGCTTCCTCTACAGCTACACCCATAAAAATTCGGGAAGCTGTAGTAGTAGCTGCATAAGCATATCCATTTGCAGGAGCGATACAAACCATACCCCCTGCATAGATATGCGCCGCAGCTTTTACAGGGAGATCAACTTCATCACCCACAATGTTTTTGGTGTAACGATTAGCGGCAAGTGCCATATTATTACTCCTCGTTAAAGGTTAGACAATTTACGGACTAGTCCGACGCCCGATGTCAATCCAACCCGAAGTGGAAGTCACAAATTTGACCAGGACGCCAGCAACTACACTATTTCCAGCCTGAGTTTCGTCAAAGGTCTGATCATCAACCACATACATAATCACACCCTGACTAGTAATAGCAATACTGGAAGCAGCCATCAGGTAAACACCAGTCCGACGAACCCGAACATTAATGGCACCACTAGCGCCGTTAGTGTTATCAGCTTCATCTTCAGCAATACCCATACAGACATTCCCCGAAGCATCTGCACCAGGAATAGCATAGCCATGACCAGTATTTACACAAACAAACCCACCAGCATAGATATGAACACCAGTATAAACCGGAATTTCGATTACGTCACCAACAATGTTTTTGGTGTAACGGTTTGCAGAAAGAGCCATGATATTAAAACCTCCTGATTTAAGCTTAGGGGCTCCGGAGAGCCCCTTCACCAATTACTTCACTTATGCATGATGAGTAAGAACCCGAACAAAATTATCAGCCAAGGCAATCTTCATGCCCCAACGCTGGTAAATCTTGAACAGGGTACGATTCTTCTTCCACTCTGCGTAGGGGTTAACCTGGAGAGCAGTAGTATTCAACCGGCGACCAAGTACGAAGTTCATCAGATTACCGAAAATGATGTACGGAGTGGAGGCTGCCGAAGTAGTCGGCATATTGGTAACTTCATTCCAGTAGTAACCAAGAATGCGGCCAGTCTGACCAGCAGCAGTAGGATCACCGGCTTGAACGCTATCAAGAAAGATAGGACGTTCATTCAAGTCTTTCAGTACCCGGACATAGTGGAAAACTTCACCACTCATGAACCATTCAGCACCAATCTTCCGTTTACCGGGAAGCTGTGCAAGAACCTGAGAGAGATAGTCAAAAGAAATATCGTCAAAGCTAGTCTCACCAGCTTCAAACGTAACAGATTTGCCAGCATTTGCCAGAAGACCAGCAAACGGGGAACCAGTGCCGTTAAAAGCCTGGTTGTCCAATTCGAGACCAGCAGCATTAGCCATTACTTCAGCAATCCACGAAACGATGTCGGAGATCGAGTCAGCAAGAGTGGTATTCTTCACGGTGGCATAGCTGGAAAGCTCTTCCGCCGAAAGTTCAACCTCACTGATGGTCGGGCCACCTTCCATCGTCTCATTACCCCAGTTCACAGAAGCTCCACCAGTCTCAACGGGGAATTCCTGTTTATCTGAAGTCATATTCCACATACGAGCCTTTTGCAAGACTACACTCATCTCACGGGCGTATGCCAGAATTTCAGTAGCGAGGGGTTCAGGCAGGGGGAAAGCATTCCCAGGATCACCGATGTCGATGATAGAACCCTTGCTGATTTCACCATACTGTTGGCGCATTACGTCTTTGGCCCGATGATCACCCATCGCCCCTGCCTTAATCAGCAGGATGAAATACTTGGCCAGCTCCTGACGCTTCGCATCACTAATCCGATACTTCGGATGGGCGATGATGTCAGTAAGACGTTTGCCCTGTTCTAGAAGATCATAGGGAGCATAAATACCCAGATCCTCTTTCTTCTGTTCGTCATCAGTAGAAGGAAGAATAGGAATCTGAAAACCCTTAGCCGCTGCTTCTTTATAAGCCTCAACAGCAGCAGTATTCGACTCTACTACATCCTTCAAACCAGATACGCTAGTGACTAGACCGGAAACAAGATCCGTCAGTTCTTTAATGTGTGGCATTTTTAACAACCTCCTTAATTTCATTGGCGACTTGTTTAAGTCTCCCCATTGCCTCCAAAAATTCTTTCATGTCGTTCTCGTTGGGAGATTCAGGGGTTTGTTCAATCTCAGGTTCTTGGGGAGCCTTAGCCGCAGGAACTTCTTCTTTGTTGGCTTGTAAAAGCTCTTTAATAGTTTCTACGAGCCACTCTTTATCAACTTGACTAAGAGAAAATTCCTGTCTGGTCTCCCCTTCTCCTTCAGGAACTTTACTCTCTGCGTCAAGGGTTTCTACTTTCATTTCTTCAATGACCTCTTCTTTTATTTCTTCCACAACAATTTCTTCTTTTGTTTCAATAACTTCTTCTTCTTTTTCTGCCTCTTTTACTTCTTCTGCTTCAGTTTCAAGCTGTTCAGGAACTTGAACTTGGGTAGGACGATCTTCGTCGATAATATCAATTTCTCTTTTAAGTCTAAGCTCCTCAAGAATATCGTCTTTGGTATCAAGATTGTCCAACCCTTTCTCAAAGCAATTCATCATGTTCTGAGTAAGAACATCAGAACCGGTAAAATTCTTAATTGCATTTTGGAGAGCAGAAGGATTAGAAGGAACAGGACAACCAGAAAGCTCAAGAAGTTCTTGTTTTACAAACTCACGACCATATCTCCACATCGGGGGTTCGTCACCCTCTGTTTCAGACTTCTCAAGGTCTTGCCATTTGTAAGGCAAAAATCCTACACTACTGGCATTAATAATCCCTTCCTGATAAAGTTGGAGAATCATATCAGCGAAAGGATTGAGACCTTCAGTAGGAAATCGAATGTCTTTGAACTCAAGGCGTCCTGGACTGCGACGGCGAATAAGCTGAGAGGTTGCACCGAGAGGAACAGAAGAATAATTATGTGCCCAAAGAAAAACTGGATTTTTTAGATAATTATCTAACATCCAGCCATTAACCCTGATAATGTCACCATCTCGATCTCTCGTTTCATCTGTACCGATGATGGTCAGAGTACGTTTTTCAAGATTTACCCCTTTTATCTCCCCGGTAAAATCTTGAACGTAAATTTCCTTGTCATTTCTAAGAACAGGTTTATCATCTGCACCTTTCAGTATATAACTCATTATTCCTCTCCCTCCTTCTCAGGCTCCTCAATTGCCCTCAAGCAATTAATAGAGGCAAAATCAAACACACCTTGAAGTTCAGCCCTTACTAAATTTTTAACCTCTTTATCAGCTATATTAAAAATCTGCCGAATTCCTTTATCAATTTTAGACTTGTCACTTTCGTTCTGGAGTAGTCTGAGAACCTCACCATGAATTCCTGCAGTCACTCCAGTAAAAACAGCTTTACGCTCTTGGATAAAACTATCCTTTGATGACTCTGATATTATAAAGGGAAGGTCATTGTCAAGCGTAAAATCAAAGGAGTCCGAAAAAAACTGACTTCCATTATCTATCAAACTCTCCAACTCAAAACCCATAGTTTGATGAAAACGTGAAATCTCATCGTCAAAGCTTAGATTTATAACGGTTTCCACACCATCATTTCTGAAAACCTTTAAGAACTTTGACCTCATATCAAACAGATACTTACGATACTTCTCTGAGAAACGATTAACATCAGGACTACATAATTTTACAAATCCTGGAAAACCACTTGTTAGTGCCCTTTGCACATTTTGAAGTTGATTATTAATAGGTGCATCAACTGTAGGAGGATCAGTAACTTGCTGACCCGGATTGATAATTTCTCCTTGATTGATTGGCATCATATTGACAGGGACAAATGCCACTTTCCCCCAAGCAACTTCATCAAAACCCATATGAAAACGGCGGTTGAGTTCATTTCGAGTAAATCCCATCCGAAACAATCTCTCCATCGTTTTAACTGCCGTATCTGTATCATCATGCAAAGCTTCAATAGTTGTTATGTCAAATTCATAACGCAGGCTTTGATCTCGGGGGACAAGGCCAAAAGTCAAAGAATCAGCAATCATTCTCATCAATGGTAGACAGGTACCCATCCACCATTCTTTTCGTTCTTCTTTTGCTATGGCGTAATTCAGGCCCTCGGCTTTAGAAAGGATTGTCTTTTTCATCCCATATATACGCATTATTGCATCTTCATCAGATTTGCGTAGTTCTATGAAATCCATATCTTTGTGAGAGGGAACCACTGCCTGATACGTCAGGCCTTGCTGTAAAATGGCAATCTCATGAGCCTTTTTGTATCCAGTATGTTTCTCCCGCCATTGCGCTCTTGTTTTTTCAATCACATCGTTATGCACTTTGTTCGGAGAGGACAAAACACCACCAGGCATTGCCCCAGAATCAAAGAAAGCATGATTATAACGAGATGACTTATAAAATTCCAAAATAGGAAGACGACCGGCAGCAGAAGGAGCCATTCCTTCAATGGCATGATTTGGGTTCCAAAATTTCAAGTGCAGAACATCTTCCTGGTTAAGCTTTATTGCTGTTTCTTTGTTTGAGTAACGATATTCCCAACCGACCAAATGACCTGTCTTTACATCTAAAACGTAAGCCATATTCTTCCATCGAACAATCCAGAGAGAATCAGGCATTTTAGTAGTAGGATAAGGAACAATACAGACATTTCCATCAACCATCCAGTTGACAATTATTCCTTCTATAAACAAAATCTTATTTGTCATGAAGTTAGGACGATTGATTATTTTTTGTAGGGGGTGAGAATCTGGAACAGGATCACTTCCTGTTCTAGAATACTTCATCAAACGCAGAGGTACTTGAGCAATAGCCTTTGCAGTATAACTAATGCAAGAATAGGCTAACTCTACCCCTGTATAAACATCATTCATCACCCCTTCTTCATCAGGCGGGGAACCTCCCACATACATCCAACTTGATGGGAGTTCGAGAACAGACTTCATCCTACCCATGAAATCTCCTAATCTACTCATTTCTTCACCTTCTTAGCAATCCCTT